TGGCGTACTTCACAGAGCCTCCAACTTGTTGACGTCGTTCGCCGAAGAGGTCCAGCGCGCTGTGCCGCCCATCTTCATGCGTACACCTCAGTCGCGGCCGGGTTGCACCGCTTGATGATGGGGTTGCGGTCGATTTCCGAGACGACCTCAGCGTAGTCCGTGGCCATCTCGTGGTTGCCTTCGGCGACCTCGAACTTGATCTGGTCCATGCAAATCCGGCGCAGGACCTTGGCGTCGAAGTCCGCCAGCGAGTTCAGGCCGCCCTTGAAAGCGTTGTGCCCGAAGAAGTAGAGGTCGAGGGCGACGGATTCGGGGATATTCACGGTGATCATTTCTCACTCCTTTGATCCCGGTCAGGTTCGACCGTATGATTCAATTATGCCGCGCGGACGGCGGTTTGTCAAGCACTTTCTTCTCCACGTGGTGGGGAGTGCTCCTATGACGTCGCCCGAAGGGTTCTACCTCCCTGCGAAAAACAGCGCGGAAATTACCATGCCGACGATCACCGCGCAGGTGATGTCGAAGGCCTTGGGGCTGCGCGCCCTGATCTCACGCAACCGCTCGATGACCTTCATCGCCGTCCCCTACGACCGCCACCGCCGCCGAGGGGTGACGGCCCGCGTGTGGAGGGATGACCCCACGACCACTCGACATAGGCTTGCGGCAGCCCGCCGTTCGCCCACTCGCCCCATGCGTTGAACTTCGGGCACCCAGCCTGCTCCCACGCCGCCGCGTTGATGCCCTGATCGCGCGGCCCGCCGATGTAGCGGTACATCGCCCCGAGCGGGTTCCATCCGATGGTCCCCGGCGAGGTCATCGTTTCGTTCCAGAGCCGCGACGGATCGTCCGGGCCGACGACGTAGTTGTGGATCGTTCGCCCGTTGCCGTCGCCCACGGTGTCGTAGTCGTCGCCGTCGTAGCTGAACGCGCCGAGGCGGCCGAGCGTGGTGAGCGCCTGCTCGTAGTCGCGGACGCTCGCGCCCTGCTGCGCGCCGAGCCGGTTGTGCATCCAGAAGTCGGCGGCGAAGAACTTGCCGTCGGCGGTGAGGTACGGCTTGATCGCCTCGCCCGCGAGCGCGGACGGGTTCGGATCGGTTTCGAGTTGCATGGTTACTCCTTGCGTTTGTGCCCGGAAATGAAAAGGAGAACGATGAACAAGCCAAGTAGCGCCAGCACCGTCATCCCGAAGAAAACAACATCGACACTGCTCACACCCTACCCTTTGCGGCACCTTCAAGTTGATCTAGCCGTTCACGCCCAAGATGCTCATTGATCTGGGGGTGCTTGCTGACGTAAACCCTCACACACTTCTTCACATCCTCTTCCTTGATAACTCCCACGGAAGCTAAAAGTTGAGCGGCTTCCAAAACTTTCGGAAGCAATGCAATCACAACAAGAGTGTCCAACGTAGGTGTCACCCCTTCGCCGCTCATCCCTCGCCCCCTGCGGGCGGTCATGCGAACAACTCCTCGACGCGGCGGTTGAAGTCGGAGCGAGCGGCGTCCCTCGCGGCGTCACTCGCGGCACTCGCGGCGGCACTCGCGGCCCACGCGGTACTCGCGGCCCTCGCGGCCCACGCGGCCAACGCGGCCAACGCGTCACTCTCGGCACTCGCGGCCCACGCGGCGTCACTCGCGGCCCACGCGGCAGCCCTCGCGGCGTCACTCGCGGCCCACGCGGCACTCGCGGCCCTCGCGGCGGTACTCGCGGCCCACGCGGCGGCCCTCGCGGAGACCCTTAACGACTCGTCGCCGGTTTCGAGGTACTGCCGGACGACCGGCGGGCAATCCCACAAGTGCGCGACGGCCAGCGCCTGCGCGCGGGCGAAGGACCGGAGCATCGCGCCCGCGTCGCGTCGAGCGACGATCCTGCGTCGGCGGCACACGAGCTTGTCATAGTCCTCGCTCACTACGTCCTCGCACTCGACCATGCAGATCGTTTCGCCGGGCGCGAATCGCAGCGCGTCGAACGGGTCGCGGCTCGCGTGCAGGCCGGATTCGCACATGACGACGGGGCCGTTGTGGGCGAGCCATTCACCATCCGGCGGGATGGCGCGGCCGTCGCGGAGGGTGTCGCCGACGAAATGCCACGCGGTAATCATCGCTCGCCTCCGTCGAGCGGAACAGCCTCACGCAAGGCGGCGCGGACGATGGGTTGCAGTGGGTGCCGACTTGGCAACCTCTCCGCGCACTCGCAAAGCGCCGCCAGCAGTGTCATGGCTGACAGTTCGACGCGGGCAATTGCTACCGCTTCGGCTGGCGTCATCGCTTTTCTCCCAGCGCGATTTGTAGTGTGTAGACGCCCGCGAATCCACACTGTCGCGCGTGTTTGATGAGGTCTTGCGCAAGGTCAATCGCCTGCTCTGGAGTGAAACCGATCCATGCCACAGGCTTGGGGAATAACAACTTAACCACGCCCTTCTCGTGGCCGACTGCGCAAGCCAGCGCGCCTTCATCTTGTTGGTTAAGGCGACCGTTCGGAAATTCGCCGAATACATTCAACATCGCAGCCGACATTGCCCGCTTCGCGTCGTCATCCCAATCGCTACTATGATGGCTCATGTCCTCTCCTTTCGGGCGGCGTCGATGGCGGCTCGCCACAGATCAAGACTCCATCTCTCGCGTATACCCTCTAGGTAGTCGTCAACAAGACTCAACGGCTTTGGCTTATTACCAAACCAGTAAGCAAATCGCTCTGCGTCCGCTCGCTCTGCGTCCGCTCGCGCCGCGTCCAGTTCGCGCTCGGCGTCCATTCTTGCCCGATTCGCGGCCAGAAGATTGGCGTTGAGTCGTGCCATCTGTTTGTCCAGTGGGCGCTCGACCTCGGCCAACTGATCGCGCAACTGACCAACCTCCTGTTGTGCTTCCGACAACAAACCGTCCTGCGCCCACAAATAGGCGAGCGAGTTTGCTACGTTGTACTGATCTTCCGGTGTGGCGTTACCGCTGCGCAAACGCGCGAGGACGTCATCCCCCTCGATCCTGTTCGCCGCGTCGCGCAGCAGCTCCGCGTCCCGCTTCGCCGACTCCAGTTCCGCATCCAGCGTGGCGAGGCGGGCGAGGGCGCGCTCGTAGCTTGTCTGCCAGTTGATCACGGCGGGACGAGGAAGCGGCGGTGCGGGGCACGGTCCGCTGAAGCCGTGAAACTTGAACATCGTCTCACCCTCGGGCACCGGTTCGCCGCACATTTCACATCGCGGCAATTCTGTCTCGTCAGTCATCGCTCGCCCCCGTCGAGTGCGTCGGCGGCAGCATTCAGGCTTTCGCTAGTCGCATCGCGGAACCATTTGGGGTTCAAGGATCGCAGCGTCGCCGCCAGTTCCCGGTTCCGCTTGCTGCCGATCCACACGCGGCCGTCGTTGGTCCAGCAGATGTTGATCACCGTGCTGGTGTTCTGGTAGCTGGCAAGGCCGGGGCCGGTTGTCCACGCGCCGTCGGGGAACAGTTCGATCCACCTCGAATGCACCTTCGGCCCTACGGACTGCGCCTGCCCTGCGCGGCGTTCGCGGTCAGCGAGGACGGCGGCGCGGGCGTAGTCCCTTACCGTCTGCTCGTCGGCAATCGGCGCGACCCCAAACGGCGGCAGCGGCGGCAGTTCGATCTCGTCTCGGTCAGTCATCGTTCTCTCCTGTAGGGTGGGGCGGGCCGGGCGCTACTCCGACCTTGCCTCGCTACGCACTCCGCGACACTCTGCGCGAGCCGTTCGTTTAGCAGCGAGGTCCAGTGGCCGCCCCTCGGTGGCCACATCCGGTTACTTCACCCCAAGTTGGAGCGTGTATACGCCGGCAAACCCGCATTGCCGAGCGTGCTTTAGCAGGTCTTGCGCGAGGTCCACGGCCTGTTCCGGCGTGAACCCGATCCATGCCACCGGCTTCGGAAACAACAACTTCACGACTCCCTTCTCGTGCCCAACAGCGCACGCCAAGGCCCCCTCGTCCTCCGTGTTCAACTTCCCGTTCGGGAACTCGCCGAAAACTTGCTGCATCACCTCCGACATCGCCTTGCGGGTGTCGTCGTCCCAGTTTCCATGATGGCTCATGTCGTTCATCCTGTGTGGTAGGGTGGGGCGGCGGTTACTATGCGCCGTTTGATGCCGGGTCTGCCAATGTGAGAGCTATTCCCCCTCGGCGAACAGTCCAGCAGTGCAGCGACACGCAGGGAGTTCCGCCGCCCCGTTGATCGTCATCCTCGCCGATGCATATCGGCGTGCTGTCTCACCAAATCCGCCATGTTGTCGTAGATGTTGATGCAGTAGCCGTGTTCGTCGAGCGCGCCGTAGAGGTCGAAGCACGCCTCGCACATATACCGTGGCGCGAGCGGAACCGCCTCCGGCCCGTCCCCATAGATGCGAACCTCAACGTCGTTGTTCGGCTCTCTGGTGCGGGTGAACACGGCGCATTGATCCTGCGGGCCGATCCGCGCTCGACACGAACAGCAACGGCGCGCGCGGCGCGTACCGAGAACGCACAAATCGTTCGGCGGGTAGTAGTACCAGTCGAATTCGTCGCCGCAGTAGCAGGAGAGGCCCATCGCTTCAGTCCTCGTAGTGGTGGAAGTGGTTATCGACCGCGAGGCACATTTGCCACGCCGCCGCCCCGTTTATCGTCAGTCCCTGTAGCGCGTGAGGTAGACGCGGGCGTTTCGCCACGCCTCGCTTTTTCGCTGCATGTGATCTAGCGTTCTGGCCTTATGCTCGACGCCATGCGGCTTGCCGTACAAACGCTCCATCATAAGTGCATCGCTCTCGTCAGCGACGGCGATTAGCTCTGCCAGTGCCATCACCGCAGCCTTCCTGCGCTCGCGCTCGGCGGCAAGCTCCTTTTGCAGATCGTCGCGCTCGTCCGTTAGCTTGTCGTACTCGGCTCCGGTCAGCGTCACCACATCATTTCTCCCCTACCTCAATCGCCGCGTGCAGGCGGCGTAGCGCGGCTTGCAGATTGTCCTCGGTAACGTGCTGCGCGTGGAACCATAGACCCTCGTCGCACGCCTGCTCGTTGACGATCTTGTGCAGTCGCTCAAGCCGCGCTACTGCGCATCGCTCGTGCCCGCGATCACGCCAGCAGTCGTGCCAGTGGGTGCGCGCTCGTGTTTCTCGGTCAGCCATCCTCTACCCCTGCAAAGTGCTTCATGCTGACATGTTGCCTAAGCGAGTGACCCGATGAGAAGCTTTTGCCGCATTTGGCACAGGCGAATGGTGTTTTGCACGCGCTGCAATAGGTCGGATACCCGGTCGGGTGCTTCGTGTGGAGGAACTCCCCACACGCCTCGCAACAGGTGCCGTCAAGCCTCATTTCCGCGTATTCGCCCATTTCCTTACCGGAGGCCTCTCTGCTGTTTCGTGGAGTTCCTGCAATTGATTGCATTTAGGGGAGGAGGAACCTCGTGCAGAGCATCACAGCTTCTTCTAGGGAAGTGGGACGCCAACCCGCAATCTCAGTGAGCATCCCGTGGTCGTGGCAGTTACCCGGCTCCATCAGGAGGCACACTGGGACCTTTGCGGCATCCGCCCACCCAGCTTCGATCATGGTGCCGATAGACACCTTCTTCGAGTCCCCTAGGTTCATCAGAAGAACGTCGGCACGCATGCAGTCGAATCGGTCGCGCGTGGTAATGCCTCGGGGGGTACTCATTGTGTTGAGTTCCCCATGATCCCACCCAAGGTCGTGAACGTGGGCAAGGTATTCCTTGGCGCGCATAGGATCGAAGACGTCGATGTCCCCGCCGCCGAACTCCTTGAAGAGAGCCTTGGCACGCAAGCGCCATTCGGTGGCCCCGACGTAGTTCAGACCAGAGATCGGCCCTGCGAGGTAAACGCTTTTACCTCTCATACGAGGAACCCCACCATGTCGGCCAGTTCTTTGGCCTCGCTGAGAACCACCTCCCCGTCGATTGTCTCATCGACAATAAGACCCTCAGAGGTGAGATTGAACAGCAGGCGATGGTCGTTGCGGTTGTAGATACCGCCGAGATCGTAGTCCACGCGCACACCATCCTGAGCCTCTTTCCAAGTGACGCCCCCGTCGAGGGATACCCTCATTGGGCCTCCACCTTGGTGATGGCTCGCGCAAGACGCCTACGAAAAATGCCCCGGTAAAGTGAACGCGCGGACTTCCGGTTGCTGCAAGTCCAATACCCAATGGTACGGACCCGGACGGCGAGGTGGCTCTTCGTGTTGTGTTGCACGATCACCCCTTTCAATAGGTGGACGCCCGGCCCATGCAGGCCAGTCCCAGTTTCGGGCCTCTACAGGCGTCCGTTGAACTCTAGAGTAGAGACCTGCTTTACCAAGGGCTGTGTTTGGGTGCCCCCGCAGGATATCCGGCCACTGCGCCGTTTCTGCCACAGCCCTTGGTAAAACCCCTTGGACTAGCTGCTCAAGATTTGCTGGGCCTCGGTCCAAGGGATGGTGATCTAAGCAAGTGACTCGTCAGCAGACCGCCCAACTATTTCCTCACCTCACCATGCTTTAATTATGCCGCGCCGTCGGCGGTTTGTCAAGCGTTTTGTTCGCGGCTTTGCAAGCGTCGTTCATCCTGCGAATCGCCGCCCAACGTGCTGCCGCCAGTGTGTGAGTGGTGGTCACCCAACCCAACGTCAGCAGTGTCACCAACCCGCTGAAGACCATGGCCAGCCCGATGAGCATGGATTCGTACCACGGCAATCTGGTCAACCTCCACCGCACGGAGTTTTTCATGAGGGCAGCAACAGACTACCAACGGGGTTGACGGAGAGAATCAAGCTGTCTTCGTACTTGGTCCACCCCAATACCAGCACCCGTCCCGGTACCCCCGTCTGCTTCCGGAGATTCTCGGTGAGATCGAGTTCGATCTTCTGCACGATCTGTGGATCGCAGATAGGGTGCTGCAAGGAGACGTCCGCTGTCAGGTAGCTCCCGTACTCGCCAACAGGTTGACCGCCTTCTATCACTGACATGACCTGCCAACACTGGATGCGGTAGCGGTGTTGCTTAATGTCGGATTCCTGCGGGATCATAGAACTCCTCGAACTTCGTCCATTGCTTGACTATCACCCGAACGTAATTGGAAGGCCCTTCCAACCCCTGATGCTTGGCCGTCGCCATCATCGTCTCGGCATCCAACAGGTCCTGAGGTGTATGAAGGGGATATTCGAGACACAAATCGAACGCTTCTTCGGTTGGGTCGCCGTCATTGATGGAGACCCACGCTATGAATCTGTACCACATCAGCCACAATTCCCAACATCGCGGTACATCTTGTCAGCGTGCTTCTCCATGAAGTCCTGAGTCAGGTCTCCAGAAAAAGCATAAACACCGTCGAGGGGGTTATCCTTGGAAATCAGCGCCCCGTTCTTGTACGCCTTCTGCCACGCAATCATGAGTCTCTTGCGAGCGACCCCGTATCCCTTAGCCTTGTCGAACTGATCCCTCCCGTCGCATCTGGAGATGGCGGCCAACGTGATGTTGCACTTCTCCAGTGGAAACCCTGTAAAACTACCCGGAAGTGAGTCGATGACGAACTTGTGGTACAGCGCGGTGTATCCTTGCCACTGACGGAAAGGTCTGTCCAACCGGGCGATCAGCGTCTCATTCGCAGGGGTCTGGAAAGGGGGAGCCATGATGAAGCCCCGGCGTTCTTGCCTGAGCCTGCGATTGAGCTTGTTGATCTGGTGCTGCTGATCGTGCATCAACACCGTCGCCGCTGTCAGCAGCTACACGAGGTCGGGGCTATGGTGAATCGTCCCACAACCGTCATCGTTATCCAACTTGAGCGCCTGTTCGATGGCGTTACAGGCCGCCTGTTCGATGCCCGCCATGGTGTGCTTAGCGGAAAGGGCACGACAGGTCCTGAGAAATTGATTGAAGTCATGTTTCTTCACAAGCCAGCGCAGGTTTTCCATAGACCCTTCGTATGGTTGATGGTAGGCACAGGCAGAAACGTTGGGTTACTTGCCGTCGTCCTGCATGATCTCAATGTCTCGGCGCAACGCCATGATGAGAGCCTTCTGCTCGCTTATCAGAGCCTTACAGCAATTGAGTTCCAACAGGTAATGATCCCTGAGTTTCACCGCCTCGCTCGACACCGAGGGGTCCAAGGCTACCTTGATTTCGTAGTCAATAAGATCGCCCAGGGCTTTGAGCGGGTCGGTTTCGTGTGCTGCCTCGTAGATATGCCACACGATCAATTGTTCGATAACCCAAGCCTTCCACGGATTTTCCGGGAGGTGTTTTTCGGTCTTACAGCCCGGGAACGTCATAGACAGGCTAGTCGACGTGGCGTCGAGTTGCTCCTGCAATTGATTGCATTTCGGCCACGAGAGCCTCGAGGTGGTGTTTGGCATCCACGATGGTCGGAAACTTCATCGTCTTTCGCCGACCCTTGGTGAAGTACTCGCACGGACGCTCGTCGTAAAGGCCCTCGCCTACAGGGGCATAGATCGTCCCCAACCGCGTGCCGTCGAGCATAACCTCTAGACGGCGTGGGAAGTCTTCCGGGTAGGGTTTGTAGAGAAGCACGCTGTTGACCTTTCGATACGGGATTTACTTCGGCGTTTTCCTGTCCGATGCACCTAATGCGACGGCCAACAGGGCGGCGACCCGAGTTGAAACACGCCCCAAACCTCGCTTCACCACGTGAAGTTTCCTAGCTGCGAGAGCCTGTGCCTGTCGTTCGTCGAACGTGCCGCGTCGCCGAGCTTGTCCCATGCTTGTCCCCTTTGTCTTCACGCTTCGCCCACGCCCCTAGCGCCGTCATCTTGGCTGCCACAAGCGCGGCCGGGTTGTCCCTGTCTCGCCCCGGGATAGAAGGTGGATACCCATCACGCCGCGCTCCTGTTGGACCCCACAAGCATCGTGAGTCCTCGGGGCTGATCCCAGACAAGCGCGTGTTAGGGCGCTTCATTTCAGGCTATCAACCCCGCACCAGCAACAGGATGTTGTAGAAAAAGATGCCAATGTCGAAAAGCACCAAAAGGCAACCAGTGACAAAGGAAGGCACAGTTCACTCCTCGGGGCACCCTCGAATGGTGTCGAGATAGGCGGCCAAAGTGGCCGCATGGCATCCAACCGGCAGCAAAGTACGGAAACGTATTGCGCAGTCGTAGATGGCTTCGCCTTCTTTGGAATACACAGTGTCGCCGAACATTGTACCGTCAGGGTACACGATGATCCAGAGGTTGTGGGTGTCGAGCTTCATCAGAACGCGGTGGCCACGATCTCGGAGCAGTGCTCGGCGAGCGGGCGGATATGGCAGGCGATAGCGGCGATGGCGGTCTTAATGGAGCGACGACCGGCAGTGGCGAAGGCGATGTCACCGTCGTCCCACGATTCGACCACACGATCCCAACCGTCGCGCTCGTAGTTGGCGAGGGCATGGCGCTTCACCTCGGTGATCATCTGTTCTTGCCATTGGGTCCGTGCCATCTCATCACTCCTTTGAATGGGCCTTCACCCTATGCTTTAATTCTACCACGCCGCCCGGTTTTGTCAAGCACTTTCTACAACTTCACCGCGACTTTCTCCCAATAATGGAAGTAGGTGTGGTTGGCGAGGTTCTGACGGTCTTTGTCGTTGATCCTGCCCATAACTTTCTCGGCCTTGCGCCAGACGTCGACATACAAATCACCCTTGTCGTCGGTCTTGACTGCCATGATGCCCCACTCGGGACGTACATGGGCGGGGATGGTGGTCATCAAATAGTGGGGTACCGCATAGTAGAACATGCTGGACTTCTGCGGGTGTTTCCACTTGGGCTTCGCAGCGTCAGCCTTCCAGTCGCTGAGGGAAATTTTGATCTCCACCTCTGTGGCGTACCCGGCTTCGCTGACCGCAAGGAAATCGGTGATCCCCCAACCCCAACAGACGTTCCTATAGCACTTTACCTTGCGCCAATCGAAGTGGCGCGAGAGAGCTTTCTGGATGGCTTGTTCAGTGTACTGCTTCACGACATCGGTTGCTTCTGAAAAGACTTGAGTTCCTGGATTTCTTCCTGCTGGGCGCGGATCACCTCCTCCGCCCAATGCAACAGGTTCGTAGACCTGCGGATGAACTTAACCTGCGCATCGAAGGAATTCTTGGGGACCAGCACAAACTCCTTGCCCTTCATCCATTCAGCATCTGGAGGCAGGCACTCATTGGGAATACGGATGGTCTCCGTGGATGCGGAGGACGGCGTGCCACCTTTAGTCCCGTCGGCGTGCCCGTCGGCAGCGAGTAACAGGGCAAGGCCCACGAGGAACACCCACCAAGGGTGTCGGCGGAGGATCACAGCACACCCCCACTAGCGGTCTTGGTTGCTTCCGCCACGCTCTCGTTGATAGACGTTTGCCACGTGTTGAGAATGTGCTGCACGGCTTCGCCGAAAGCCTTGGAGGTCAGGGCGCGGGGTCCCACGAGTGCGCCAACGTCTTCCCATGAGAGAAAGAGGATGTCCCCGGACGGTGGCGTTACTTTGATCTGAATACTGTAATGGGCCTTGGGGAGGTTCTTGGTCCGGGGCATTTTCAACTCCGTGCAATTGATTGCACCGTGCGCGAGACCGGCGACTTGATGTTGTCTTGCAAAATCCCGAACATATGCGCCGCCAAGTCGGCGACAGATTTCTCGCACACCCAATTCTTGGTCAGCATGTTGGCGACATTGGATTCCAACGTGAACTCACCCTGATCCCCTTGGTACTTCAAAGTGATCTGGTAACTGCCCGGTTCGACGCCATGCCCGAACCGTGGAGGGCCTTCGTCCCCGGTAATCATTGTCGGCATCATACGTTTCCCGGGAGCGGCGGTGGAAGGCGGTTGGAGTAGACACAAATGACAGCGACATTCTCGGCCGCCAATGCGCTACCGCAAGAGGGGCAAACGTAGTTATGGCCGTATAGGTAGACCGCCGCGCCACGAAGGTCCCAACCATTGGCTTTGGCCGCCAGGATTGCCTCGGTTTCCGCGTGTCCCGGCTGATCGCAAATAGAGGCACACTTCTCGTAGCCCTCTCCCGGCTCGCGCGGACACACTGCTTGCGGCCGATTCACATCGTTGGTCCCGCGAGCGGTGCCCTGCTGGGTGATGATGTCACAGACTACACGTAGCTTGGCGCAAGTCATTTGGAGAGGAGGAATTTGGTGTATTGGGGGTTGTCTTTCAGAATGGCCAAGAAGCAGGTGGCCAACCGGCGAATCTTCTTCTCACTCAACTCCAAATTGAGTTCGAGGTCAATGGCGTGTAGCACTTCGTGGATGCTCGTGTCCTGCTGCTGGTCCAAAGGTTTGTCGTTGCAGATGCGGATGCGCAATTCCTTGTGGAAACAGCGACCATACAGCTTCTTCATGGGGCCGTACTCCATGGCCCAGGTCTTGCCGAAGATTCGTATGGTGCGCGGGGGCTTCATTTGGTAAAGGCCCATCCCGCGAATTCGCCAAAACGAAAGACTTCGACGCTGTCGTACTGCTGGAACAGCAGGTACGCGGGGTCGATGGGACGCTGAATACCCGCGAGGCTCAATTCTTTCTTGACGATCTCGTCAGAAGGCACACCGGTGGCGACTTTCCCCGCCAAGGTAAGCCTGTGTGCAACCGTACCGAGGTAGCCATCGAAGGTCTCAGTCTTGTCGAAGATCAGGAGACAGCCCCCGGGGTTGAGCTTGGCGTGCAGCTTTTGCAGGAGGGCGCGCTGCTTGGACCAAGGGAGAAACATCAAAAGCAGGAAGCACGCGGCGAAATCGTAGGGTTCGTAGGGGTAGGATTCGGCATCGCTGACCACAAAGTCCCCAACCCCGCGCCACACCTGCTTCATCTCCTCGGAATTGTCGATGGAGACCGCCTGAACTTGGCGCTTTTCGATCTCTTTCTTCAGGTGCAGGGTGATGTTGCCGGTGGAGGCCCCGATGTCGTACATCAGCCCACCTTCGCACAGGTAATGGCGGCCGAAGTGAGCCACCAGTCCCGTCGCTATGTCGTACCAGGGAAGCTGTTCGCGGACATGCCGGTCGAAATTGTCGGCGACTGACTTGTTGTGGAAAGTCCAGTCAGCGGGGATGTCCATCGCGCGGCAATCTTGCTTCGCAAGGGCATCCGCCATTCCGGCGAGGGGTGTGATCGTTGACGGCGGCACTGCTTCCATTCATCGACTCCTGAGTCTCCCAGCGGACTGGTCTTCTGTCTGCTGCATAGTTCTAATGCTATCAGGAATTTGTACTGCTGCGATACCGTGCGTTGTCCAAATCTCTCGACGTGAAATCAAACACTTGTAGGCCCCCGCCATGCTGTCCGACACGTCCTTGCTTCCGTTGTCCGGGTGATCGAATTTCTTCTTTGACGGAAGGTACTTCAACTGCAAGCACTCTCGCAGGGCCACGTCATGTTTAGGCGCACGAATCCGCCCATCGTAGAAACCCGCTTTGAGTTGAGCGTAGGGCACCATGCTCATATCCGTGGAGATGTACCCCGTGATGAACCCCTTGGTTCGGAGAACCTGTACTGAATCCACGCTCTGGAAGCCGTCGAAGGTCACCCACTTGATGTTCAACCCAGCGGCCCGGAGCTTGAGAATGAGGTCTCTTATCTTAAAAAACTTGATCTCGTCACCCTTTGGCGGCAGAACTCTCAACATGAAATCGTACTGAACGAGTGGCATGACATTCTCTTCCCCCTCACCCTGTACCTTGGCGAAACCAGGGACGTAAACGCAGGAAACCCCTGCGGCGTCGTTGGTGATACTCAGATCAATGTGAACGGCGCGGGGTGCTCCGGGCATACGGAAACGATCAGAATAGAACATAAGGTCCTGTTCCTCGGAGAAATCGGTCTCCTCACGATTCAGAATGCTCCTGTGCGTACCGAAACAGCGGGTCACCGCCTCAACGTTCAGCATGTAGGGGTGAACGCTGATGGTCCCGACTCCCGCGAGATCGCGGATGGAACCACTGATGTCACTCTCGAAAGGTTTGCGGTATTCAATGGGGACCATCTTCACGAGGCCCCGGTCCTCCTCGCTAACCTCATCGACACTGGAGAGGATACGGGGCTTCCGCCCAAGGTCACCCACAAAGACCGGAAACCTCTCCCCACAGAACGTGCCCGGGGGTTTCACATCCCAGACGCACTTGTCGTAAATGTAGATACTGGGGTTGGTCTTGGCCTCCTCGATCTTCCTGTCAGTGAACTCTCCGGGGTAGTTGCGAGAGGACACGAGACACAACACCCCTGGACCTGCCCCCTGCTCAACGAACCGCGTTTGAATCCGTCGGCTAATCCCGTCGTAGATAAACGCGGCCTGATCGTACTTACCCCCACCCCTGATCTTCTTGGAGTCCTCGACAACCACCATGAAGTTCACTTCGTCCAATACGCCGGAGATCACGTTCTGCCCGATAGCACCTGCATCGCTGCCGATGGGCTTCACTTCGATGCGATTGGGGAAAATCATGGCGCTCAGATAATCTTTCCTGAACGGGAACTTCGTGGTGAAGTACGCACTGTTCTCGCACATGCTGCGAAAGCGCTTGTAATCCACATCGAGAGCACTCGTGGCGCTCAGACTCTGGAAAACGATGGCGACTTCGGAAGAGGGGTCCATGCCAAACGTCCGATGGACACTCTTGTAGCAACTCAGGAGGTAAAGCTGGTACTGCTGGGTGTACAAAGCGGTTGTGGTTTTCGCCGATCCAATGCCCCCGGTTCCCACGAATTCGGTCACGGTGTTCAGCAATCGGCCGCGCTTCTCGTTGATCTCGATGAGTTCATCCACCACGGCGGGGTACAACGTACCCCTGCGCACACTGGCGTACTGTACGGAGAACAAGAACTCTTCGATATGGACAGGGTAGCTGTGGAGTCCCAAGGCGTGTTTCAACGGACCAAAGTTCCTCTCGTCGAACGCCAACGCCACAGCCTCCTCCATGAAGGTGCGGTACTCTGGATTCCGGATGACCTTGCAGGCGTCCTTCACCTGCTGGTAGGTCAGGTTGTCAGGTAGCATCCGCCTCGATAGTCTCGGGCAGGCGCTTCGCCGCCAATGCAATTGATTGCAGGAACGCCAGACCATCCTGCTCGTCGCTGTAAGCACCTTGGCGTCCGGTCTGCAACTCGTTGAACGGATCACTCGGGGCAACACTGCGGTACAACCCCACGCGAGTCAGGAAGTTGTGCTTACTGTCCTCGGCCGCGAGGGCCGCTCGGAGAGCAAACATCCGACCGTTGAGACCCGCATTCTTCTTGGTGTCGCTGGCCTCTCGCAACGCCATGTTCCGAGCCTCGTCATAAAACGCCAGAGTTTGTCCCAAAAAGGACGGGTAGTCCATGTTTTGCACGGACTTCCGCATCTCCCTGTTGATCTCCACAACATCATCGTAGATCACCCTGAGGCTGACGTTGAGAAACCGCGCAATCTCCTCACGAGAGACCCCACGGAGCATCAGCCTCAGTACCTGCCCCCTGCGGAAGGCAACCTGCTCGCCGGTGCTCCTCTTGCCCATAGCCTTGTCCGTCCCCTCCTCTTCGGGATTGACGTTGAGCATCTGCTCGATCTGCTCCTTGGTGGGCTGAGGCTCAGCCTTCTTACCCTTACGTTTCAAGGGAGCCTTGGTGTACGCCTTGGGCTTGGCCTGCTTAGGGTAAGCAGCCTCCGGTGCCTGAGCAGGTTCGTTGTATCCCTCATCCGCATGCTTGCCCCCGTGGGGTTGCACTTTTTCTTTTGGAGCGGGTTCCTGCGCTATATTTGCAGGAAACTTAATGTTCGGGCTGAATTTCAGTGCCATGGGCGAGTCGATGTCCAAAAGGAAGCCGGGTGTAACTGGCGTATGGGTGCAGGACCTTTACACCAGCTACACCCGGCATGGAGTGTACCTGAGACGATAGGGGTGATACTAGCCTGTCAATACCTAAAGAGGTTCCTTCAGGTGGAGGTACTTGGTGAACACCTCCTTGGCCCTGACGTTGAGACCCATCCTGCTCCCGTCTTGGTACGGCATGTTGAATTCCAAGTCGATGGCTTCACGCAGTAGCTTGGAATTCGATCTCCGGGGGTACTGGCACTTGGCGAATACATGGTGCTGCACGGTCTTGGCTTCTACCTTGCCCCAGAACACCGAGAGCATTTTCGTGAGTTCGTCGATGTCGTAGAACTTTTGAACCTTGAAGAACCTGCTGTCATTCCCGAGGGTGGTGTTGGGGTCGTTAGAATTAAGTCGGAGGTGCGCCGCCAAATTCGAGGAGAGTTGGCGCTTGTCTTGCGTTCCAAGAAAGAAAGGGGTGTTCACCCTACACATGGCGCTTACGATGCACAGGTAGGCCATCCGGTCTTCATGGTGGGGGATGGAGTTCATCACGAAAGACGAGATGATGCTGTCGGGTCCGCTATCGCTCAGGGCTTCGAGGCGATCAAGGTACTTGGAGATGAGTTCTCGGGAAGCCTCGGGACTGACTCGGCTGCTTTCAGGAGGGCAGTAGAACGGCTCGAAGGGGATCATGTCGAACCCCGCTTCCTTCATCAGGTTGCTGTCATGCAGGGTTCCGGCCCCCATGTCGAAGATCGTATTGCCGTAGGTCTCTTTGAACTTCCTCCGCGCTTCATCGGTGGCAGTTGGCAGGAGCATCAAATCTTTGTTGCCCTTACCCTCCAACAAGTCGTACTTCATCGCGGTGTTGGAGATCACCTTGCCGTAGACGAAGTAGGGGTAGGTCCGGCTGAGACCGATGATCTGGTTTTGCACAGACTTCCGCCGGAAAGCGTTGTACCGGAGTTCCTCCTTGAAGTTCGACTGGATGTCAAAATCCATCGCAAGGAAGTTCATGGCGTAGTAGGCGTATTCGGCTAGTGCCTTGTCCTTGAACTCGATGACATCGCAATCGTCGTAGTTGTGGTGGGCGTACCCGAACACCCGGCCTTTACCGTTGATGATCCAAGGCTCGCCCTCGCCGGTGTACACCAGCACCGGCATGTGGACCCCGTAGGCCACCAGAGCTAACCCGCTGAAGCGAAGGTTGTCGCTGGCGTCCCCGGCGATCTTGATGAGTTCGGGAATACCCATGCGGGTGGGCTGCATGCAAGGCCACACGCTGTCAGGTGGGATGTCGGGTAGGCTCTCCGTCAAGCTCGTGGTTTTCTCCACGTACTCGGTGAAGGCGTCCTTGGCCTTGGTGTTGAAGGTATCGAGATCGTTGGTGCCCTTGTTGAACATCAGGTTGGCACCCTTCTCCTGATCGTCCGCGACATCGAGTTCAACGACCGGCACCTTTGTGTAGCCGTACATTTTGGCGGCGGTAGTACGCTGGTGACCAGAAAGAATCGTCCCGTTCTTGTTGATGTAAATCGGAAGGACAAACCCCAACTTGGCCAGCGAGATCATCATCTGCTGCAAGCGCTCGGGCACCATCTTGCGAGGGTTGTACTCGGCCCCGCGAAATGTATCCACGTCCCGGAGCACCACCGGGTTGCTCTGAATCTTGGACATGGCCTACTGAACGGTGGGAGTGTCGAGCACGTCGTCCTCGGAGGACTGGGAAGACTTCTTCTTGGTCTTCACCATCTTGGCAAGGTCCGGAAGGTCGGCGATGGTGAAGCCCAACCGCTTCATGATCTCCTGCATAGCGTCGATGCGTTTGGGGTACTCTGCCAGTAGCTTCTTCTCCCACGCCTTGTAGCCGGTCATGCTGATGTAGAAGCGGTAGTTGCCCACGGAGACGATCACGTCGTTCTTGGCAGTCAACACCCGTTCGTCCACGGTTCCACAGATCGCCGCGTGGTTGAGATCGTCGAGGCAGTCAGCGGTGACCACCCCGCACAAACAGTCGAGTTCCTCCTTGCTGAATCCAGTGAAGGCGTCGAACCCCATGTCCACGAGACTTTGGAGTTCGGCGGCGAGCTTGACCTCATCCCACTCCGCGTTCTCCGAGACCCGGTTATCGGCGATCCGATAAGCCTTGGTCTGCTTGTCCGTGAGGTTGGTGGCGACGATCACCGGAATCTCGGTGAGTCCCAATTCCACGGCGGCCTTGTAGCGCGTGTGGCCGGTGATGATCACGTGGTCGGCATCCACCACCAACGGAACGAGGAAAGAGAACTGCTGGATCGACTGCTTGATCCCCTCGACCGCCGCGTCGTTGTTGCGTGGGTTGTTCCAGTAAGGCTTGATGTCGCCGGGGGAGACGTACTGAATCTGGTGCTTGGTAGTCATGCTCCCGCTTCCTCGTAGATGTTGGCCAAGGCCTCGCGCAAAGCCGAATCAGATAGAAGAGGATTCTCCAATCTGATCTTCCCGATGCCGCTACCCGTGTAGAAGCCGACTTTCTTGCCGTCCTCACCCCACGAATTCTCGGGCAGGTACTTGCGCAGCGCCTCGTAGTATAGCGGTTTCTTCGTCTCCGGGCGCACCCACGTGTAGGGCATGCCCAACAAGGAGTTCAACACCCCACGATCCGCGAAAGGCTGCCAAACGGGAACGCCCGTCCGGAAATACGCCTTGAAGATCATGTGATTGGTCGGAAGATTCTTTAGCTGATGCCCGATGCGATACTGGCACCAGTTATTGGCCGTGTGCTTGGTGGTGCTCTTGAGAAAAGCGGCACAGGTGAAGGTGTCGTTACCCAGCGCAACATCCGCGATGTCGGCGTTGCACACCACATCGAAACTCCATCTCATAGCCTCCTCGGCGAGCAGTACGTTGCACATGCCCATGAGGACGTTGCTGAAATCCGTCATCTCGATGCGGCTCAACGCGACATCTCGGAGCCGGCGCAGGCTTTCGTTGTCCGTTGACAGCAGGATCGGCTGGTAGCTGAGGTTCAGGTGCTTCGCGTAGACCGCCGCCCACTTGGGGTCGAAATCCTCGGCGGAAGTGCCGACGCAGGTGGTGTGGACGTCCACCCCTGCCTCCTTGAGGGCAATGGCCGTCATGATGCCGTCTGTGCCGCCACTGATGGGGCACAAGACTTTCTTGCCTACCAACGGAGCGCAAGCGGCGACGAGGTGGTCCATCAGCACCTGAGAACACAGGGTAATGGCTTTGCTGGCGGGGATAGGCTCCGGCGCAAATCTGTCGCACACGTACTTCTTGATGGTCCCGCCGCTGAACATCACGGCGACCCCCGCAGGCACCAGCAATATGCGATTGAGGGGCAGGCCGATGTCCTTGGCGTGCCCACGCATGGCCAGCATGCTATGACTGACGAAAATCGTGTGCTCGTCGTGGGCGTAGTACAGCGGCACCAACCCGGGAAGACTCTGGTAAGCCCAGAATGAGCGCTGGCCACCGTAGACCTTCCAACCCACGGTGTCCTTGGGGAGGATCAGCCGAGCACCCCAATTGTGTTCAGGACCCTTGCGAGACTGCCAGTCCTCCAACGAGACGGGCTTGGGGTTGCGCTTGTCCCAGACGAGGACAGAATTCAGGAGTTCAGATGGGGTCACGGTACATGAGGTGGGACTTGAAAGCGCCCCAGTCGATGGTGGTGTAGATGGAATAACCGAGCTTCTTGTAAAAGGCGATGCCACGGTCGTTGTTAATCATGACGAACAAGAAAGTCCGCCTATTCATCTCCAGATGCCAACGGCGCATCACCCGCAGGGCACTGCCATTCCCTTTCGTCGATGCAACCAATTGCATCACCTGCCAACCACCCAGCACACCGGGCAAGCCGTAGTACGTCTTCTTCGAAGTCCAGGGCCGGGTAACAATGGCTACCCCTTCGTCCCAGACCACGTAGCCATTGACGAGGTAATTGCCAAAAACACCGCGCGAACCCCGGTCAAGTTGCAGGGGGGCTGTGCCCAACAGCTTCCAGACCTCGGCACTTTCGTTCAACGTCGCCCTATGCAGGGGCTGCCACCCCGGCTTCCCCGGGAGCGGCAAGCACTCGTCGGTTAGCCCCATCGCATACTCCCGTTGGTCATGCTCGGTCCGAACTTTGGACGCTCCTCGGGCTTGAGTGTAGGGTAAGTCTTCTGCCAGAAGTGCTCGCCCATGTAGACTTTGTTGTTGCTGCCGTTGTTGCCCTTGCCTTTGGGCACCCACTCGACCCAACAACGCCGGGGCTTGGGGCTAATGGTGATGCAGTAGACATTCGAGTGCCACCATTGCATCAGCAGGTCGATATCCAGATTGTACATCAGGGCCTTGGCGAAGTCGTGGCGCTTCACTTCGCCGTCTTCCACGCAATACGGCAGGATATCCACCCGGGCGTATATCTCATCCCCAAATGTCCCACGATCCCACTGATGGGGGCTGCTGCTATGGGGCTTACATCCGGGGTTGTAGGCGTCAATCATGGCCCTTGATTGGTAGCCGAAGGTGATGGCGAACTTCCCGAAGTTGTGGAGAACGGGTTCGAGAATGTCCTCGCACAACTTCTTTCCAGCTTTGACGACCATAGCGGGGTCGTCGATGACAGTGCTGGACAGCCCCACGACAGCGGCCTCGGTCGAGTAGAGGAAGTCCCGAAGAATGAAGTTCTTGCTCAACCTCGTCCTGCTGAACTTCTCGAAGTACGCGATCTGCGTTTCCTTACCCTTGCTCGGGATCGTCCCAGTCTTCTTTGGGGCCGTCGCAATATGGATGGCCTCGGGAATGATCTTCAGGAGATGCTTGCAAAGCTTGTGGCCTTTGACGAACGATGGGCATGTGCAGGTCATGGTCTTGGTGTTGACCACATAGCTCAAGAGTGGATTGGAATCACTCTTGACCTTTACCTCGCTGGGCATGCCCTCGTCGAAGAGATCATGCTGAAACATTTCCACTTCTACCTCCATTAGTACAGCCTATGGGATGATTTTACCACTTTGACGGGCGTTTGTCAAGTAAACACGCCTCGCCCTCCCACAGTGCTAAGCCGGGAACTTCACCAACACATCGTCCATTTGGAACAGTTGGTCCTGACCCTCGATATCCACGAGCCACTGTTTTTGGCGCGCGTCGCCGCTGGGGCTATGAATGGAGATGATCTGTCCACTTACCACCCCGTCCCCGACACAGACCTGACCCACCATACCTACGAGATCGGCAAAGGGGTTGACGATACTGGCCTTGACACAGAAGCCGGCCTTGTTGAATCGGGACTGCCATTCCAGCAGCATCCGGTCGGCAAAAGCGCAAGCCTCCTCTGCGCTCAGCCCCCGTTTTGCTGCTTCCAAGGAGTAATCCCGCCACATCTTGGCGAGGTCCGCTGCGTGCTTGATCTCCAGCATGCCTGTCCCCAGGTTGACCACAAAGAAAAAGGGCGGACCCGAAGGCCCGCCCGTGTACTACCCGACAAACAGCCAGCGAATGACCCCCAAAACGAGGGTCCAAACGCGGCTTACTGCGGGGGGGTTTCCTCCACCGGCGGCTCCACCGGCGGCTCGACCGGCGGAGGCGTCGGGATGTCCTCCTCGGCACCGAACGTCGCCGCGCCGAAGCCCGTGGCCTCGCCCCCGACGAGTTCGATCCCGAAGGAATCCGTGATCTCCTTGACCCCCTCGCCCAGATCGGCATCCGCGCGGATCGAGAAGTTCGCCACGTTTTCGCTCGGCACCTCCGAGAGGGTGAAGTCCACCGACTCGATGTAACCGTTGCGGCCGTCCGGCGAGAGGTCCGTGACCTTGGCGATCTCGGGGTTGAGGCTCTCGACCACGACCACGCCATCCACCAGCGCCGCGTTGCCGTACTTGTCCTTCGGAACGCCCAGTTGGAACCGGACGCGCTTTCCGACCTTGAGGGTCTGCATGGTTGTCTCCTGACAGGTGATGATTGTGCCGTCCCCCAAGGTCCACGTTATGGGAAACCTGAAGTCCGACGGGTCGTGCTCCGGCACCAAGCGCTCCAGCTTGATCCGCAATTCGTACTTGCTCAGTAGCCGCAAAAAAGCGCGAATGCAGAACACGTGGACCTCCCGATGAGACCACATTGTAGCTCGCCTCGCGGTAGTAGACAACTAACGCCATAGCGGTTCGTACAGGGGGTCCTCACGCTCAGACAGCTTAACCTTTAGCGTGGTCTTACTGGTGGAACTGCGCAACCCGCAAAGGCGGGTCCCTACATCAAAGCTCAAGACCTCGTAAGTAGCCTTGCTGTTTTTGTTCCTGATGAGCAGGCCCTGCCCGGGCTTCTGAGCATACTTAGCCAGAGCCTCCATGAGGGTCTCGGTGATTACTACAGCAGGAGGGGGAGGCGGTGGGGCCTCCCCGTTGATCTCGTGCCCAACAGGGATCGAGAGAGACTCCTTATCTTGCGTCCCCGGAACCGATGCAATTGATTGCACCGGTCGCCGCACAAATCGTAGTGCCATCACACCTCCTGTGACTTTGGGTGCGGTCCTAGGGTGGGGAGGTCCGCCAGCGTCCGGGGAAAGACGACGGCGGATACCCTAAGACCGCAGCCAAAGGGGACCCGAAGGTCCCCCAGTGGTGTTACGCCGTCGCTTCCGCCGGAGCGACCGAAATGTCGTACTCGGGGAAAAGTTCGCTGATGATCTCCAGCGAGGCCTCCAGCCCGAGGGACGTCGCCGCCGCTTTCAGGGCTTCCGGACCCGCAACCGCGCCGTCGGCGAGGTAGTTGGTACAGATTGCCGCGAGGGCAACGGTATCGGCGTCGGTGTTCAGCGCCGCTTTGCCCTTCGACAGGGCCGAAGTGATCGTCTCGGCTTGGTCCTTGTGCGTCTTGAACGTCAGCTTAACGATCTCGTCGGTCGGCTTCGTCTTCTCGGCGGGATCACCGGAACCCGTTTTGCCGGCGGCAATGAGGGCCTGGAGTTCGAGCGTCGTGAGCTTCTCGACCTTGGCGACCCACTCGTCGACGGTCTCCGCCGTGAACTCCGGCAGGAGCGCGATCTCCTTGAGCTTGGTCCACCGCAGCTTGGCGACCTTGACGTAGGGGATTTGCTTCTCCACCAGCGCCGAGAAGATCGACATGTGGTACTTGGCCGTGCGTTCCCTGAAGCCGAACTTCTCGAACACATAGGCCGCGAAGGTCTCGTGACCCTCGAACCAGGATTGGTCGTAGATGCGCTTCAGGACGCCGCCCAGCGTGAAGAAGTTCTGGTCGGCATCTTCGGCGAGTTGATCCGCCCGCTTCAGCGCCGCCGTCTTCGACAGGCCGTCGATTTCCTTGGCGGTCTGAATGAAGAGATCGACGTCCTTGGCCGCACCCTTCTTGCCGGCGACCACCGGCTTCTCCACCTGCTCGGCAACGCCTTCGCTGCCGGTGGTTTCCGCGTTCATACTGTTCTCCGATGATTGTGATGTTACAAGCTTAATATACCGCGCCGCGCGTAGTTTGTCAAGCGTTTTCTGCGTGACTTATGCGGTAGCGGGCTTCGTTGCCTCTTCGCTCACGGCCTTGGGCGGGGCTTCCTTCACTTCGCCGACAGCCTTCTTGCCGACAGCCTTCTTGCCAATGATCTTGGCCGTCGAGGTGGGGGAACCAGCCGGGGCCGCTGCCTTGGCCGTGGCTTGTTGGGCCTTCTTGGCCGCTGCCTCTTCCTTCTTGAGGTTGCGGAACTTCTCGTTCTCTGGGTTGAACCCCTCGGGATAGCGAGCCGAGAGCTTGGCCTGATTCTCGATCATGAAGGCCACGGGGGCGTTGCCGAAGAGTTGATTGCAGACGCCGTAATACAACGGCACGAACTTGGCCATGATCTCCTTGGCCTTTTCCTCGTCATGGGTCCGCCCGTAGTACAGCTTCTTGTGAACGTCGAGCAAGTCGATGGCCAGCCCGTTGAGCGTCAGGAGGTTGTCGGCGGGGGTGCCAGCGAGCTTGACCAGCTTGGTCGGGGTGGGGAGCTTGACGTGGAGAATGCCGCAGACCCACGTCATGTAGAACATGATGTCCCCGAGTTCCTCACGGGCGTTCTTGCGCCATCCGTCGTCGGTCAGCAGCATAGAACCCGAGATGACGTCTTTCATGCCAGTGATCAGTTCCCCGACCTCGGTGGCGAGGCCGACGATCACGTGGCCGAAGTTCATCAGCCTCTTCTTCTTCAGGTGGGTCTTGAGGCCGTGTTTGGCGGGTTCGATGGAAAGCAGGCTGTTCACGAACTTACGGTATTCAGTCAGTTGCATCGCAATGCTCCTTTTAGATGTTCGGGGCCGTGGAGTCTGATCTCCTCAGCTACCCGTGCAAGCGCATAAGCGTCGGCTATGTCGTCCGAAGAGGTTTTGTAACCCCACCTCTCGTGAACTTTCGCCATCATTTCAGGCTTCTTTGCGTTGCCCTTGCCGCACACCCAGTGCTTCAGAGTGCTCGGAGGGATACTGTACCACTGTAATCCACGAGAATGTAAAACTTGTCTGATGACGGTACCAATGCTCACCAAGAGGGCAATGTTTGACGCCCGATGGGTGGTGTAGCCCTCGATGCACACCACCTCAGGTAAACCATAAGTGCCTGATACCTCATCAAGAAAATTGGCGGTGCCGACTGCAATTGATTGCACCCGATCCCAATCCTTCTTGTTGTCGAAATGCAACAAACGGGACGTAACTTTGTCGAGAGGAAAAGACTCCCCTATTGAAACCAAGGCGGTGTACGTGCTGCTGTCGATGCCAAGAACGTGCATCAATACTTCCCAGAGAAGCACTCGGCAGCCACGGGGCAATTCTTCGCCAGAGGCGCTGTGATCGTTGAGCACACATGCTTCGGAACATCACCTCCGGTGCGCCACACCTTCACCGCCCGTCCTTTTTCCCAAGCACCTTGAGTTTCTTTGTCGTCTCGTGGGATCACGAATTCTTTGAACGGGAGCACTTCGTTCAACTCCGGATGTTTCCTGCCGGCCCCACGGGAGACATAAAGCACGCGGCCTTCCTGTTGATTGATCTGACCCTTGAAGGCGTGGTTGCTCTCCGAGACCAACCGCAAGTACAAGTTGGTCCTGATGCGATGCTCAGCCAAGGGAGCCACCAACTTGTCCCACTCCTCGGCGGCCATGATCTTGATCTCACACCACATCCACTTGGGTGCTCCCAAATCCACGAGGACGTCGCTGCTCCCGGTGATGCCCGAGACCTCAGACTCCCACGCGGTCTCCGTGTACTCCCACAAATGGGGGTGATTGGGATTGTCCATACCGTCATAGCTTCCGGGCTTGCTGCACATTGTGCGTGACGCCCCGCAGCGCAGACAGTTCCAGTTGCCTTTGGCGTACTCGCCTAGCCACTTCTCCCGCACCAACCGGGCCGTCAGGTCCCCAGCGTCAAAAGTCAGCTTCAACGACACCGGCCACCACTCCTTTTGGAGTTTCTTGCCGGTGAGTTCCAACAGCGCCACTTGACGCGGACAGAAGGTCGCCTTGGTAACGTCGCTGGCGTGAATCTTGGAGAAGCCACGAGGGTCCATCGCCCCCCTGATTCCATCGGCCAGCAACTTGGAAACGCTGGTCTTGGGCATCAGGGCAGCATGTGCTGCCTTGGTCAAGAATTTCATCACGCCGCGAACTCTTCCTTGAAATCTCGTGAAGGCATCATGATCCAGTCGCCGTTTGGCTTGGCCGTGCCGTCGGGGTTGACGAAGCTCACAGTTAGCACTGGGGTCGCCCCGGTGTTCTTGGCTTCCGTAGCGATCTTCACCAGCCACCCCAAGTCCAACGACATCGTTGCCGCCTTCGTAGCCTTGCTCTCAATCAGAAATTTCCGGCTCTCAGTCTTCAGCCGGGCGTCACCCTTGTGACCTCGGAAAGCCCCGCTACCCGGCGTCTGCTGCGCTCCAAGCTGCTTGGCCACCCGCTTCTCGCTGATGTTCCCATGCCCGGTCTGACCTTGCTTGGCAAGGCGCTTCAGAAAGGGGTTCATTCCGCCGAAACCGCAAACATCTTCTGATCCTTCACCCCGTCCAACACTGACTTCTGAAGTAGCATTTGGAATGCCGTCTCCCCGTAATAGGTGTCCTGAATCGGGGCGATGGTGGGGTACGTCTTTCCAAGACATTTCCACCCTCCTGGAATCTTCTCGGCCTTGCCTTGTTCCTTCAGAAGCGCCCAGACCAGCTTGAAGCTGTCGGTCTCTCCCGGAGACATCCCGTTGTGATTAATCAGCGCCATGTCGTAGTCGAATTCCACGGCTCTCACGAGACACCGCGTCTTCTTCATCCTGACATGGGTCTCCCGCCACACCGGCATGTCCGGATGAAGAGTCTTGTCCACCTTGGCCGTGCTATTCAGCCGCACAGTCATCGACGACAGGAACTTCATGGTTTCGCCACCGGGAATAGTCTCGGGGTCTCCGTGAAGAACCCCGGGCTTGAAGCGCCTCTGGTTGACGAAGCTCACAGAGGGGGTGTGCCCACGAGACTGCTCGTGCGATAGACCGAAGGCCAGCCGGTTACACAAACGCTTCACTAGCATCGCTGAAGTTCCGACGTCCGCACTCTCCGTGGACTTCTCCAACTCCCGTGTCGCTGTGAGGACGGCGATGGAGTCCACCACAATGTATGCGACATCGTCAGCGCGCACGATGGCATCCACCATATCCACGGCCTCTTCCCCGTAACCGGGCTTCAGTACCACCAACTTGTCCAAGTCCACCCCGAATTGCGCCACCCACACCGGATCGAACTGGTGTTCGAGATCAACCCATACCACGATATTCGGCTCTTCGGTCAAACGCTGGACGTTGGCCGCCACCCGGTACAGCAGGTTGCTCTTGCCAGCGCCCTCGGGTCCGTAGACCATGCTCAGGCGATTCTTGGGCAGTCCTCCACCGGAATTGAAGTCGAACTCGAATATTCCGGTGGGCAGGCGGTCGATCACCGGGATGTTGCTACCTTTGTGCCAACGCTGGACGCCCTTGGCCTTATCCATCGCAGCGAGAAGCGTTGCCAGTTCACCCTTCATCGCGGGTTGAGCCTCGACCTTTGCGTCTTCCGTCGAAAGACTCTCCCCTTGCGACTTGGGCATCTTGAGCGCCATGCTTGAACCCCCGACGGCTTACGAGCCGCTGTTGATGCTCTTGACTGTGTCTTCGATCTTGCCGCTGACGAACTCTTCGGCCCACTTGTAGGCGGCCTCGACACCCTTGAACGTCGTCGGCACCTCGATGCCCACGGTGATGCGGGCCGAGTTGTAGTCGCCGAGATTGATGGTCTGGCCGCCTTCGACGTAGATTCGGAGAAGTTGGGAGGCCGGTGCTGGGGCGGAATCGCCAGCCTTCACCGTCTCGTTCGTCGTTGTCGAAGTCTTCTGAACGCCCTTGTGTGAGGTGTCCACGGTCGTCGAGGCCTTTCCCTTGTCGGTGGCAAGATGCTTGTCGAACTCCGCTCCGACGGCGGGGGCGGGCTTGGGGGTGAGTTTCAGTGCCATGTTATTCCCAGTTGGAAGTGATGTGATCTCTCAACGCGGCAAACTCTGATGTTTGCAACGCTTTCCTTGCTCCATAGGAGCTAACGAACTCCAACAGCTTCTCCAGCAGCTTGTACTGACTTTCCTTGAGGTAATACACGTTGCCGTACAACGCAGGCTTCGGGTACATCCCTAGTTTCATCCAATCCCGCAGGGTGCTAACGCTGAGGTCCAACTGTGCGGCGGCCTCAACCAGTGTCATGGTGTACTCGTCAGGGACGATCACCGTGACCTTACTCACAGGATTCGCCTCCTTGTACTCTTTCGCCCTGCGACGAGCTTCCTCGCGGTATTCCATGTCGTCTTGGTACCGCTGCTTGCGCTTGGCGGAGATTCGTTCCTTATTCCGCTCGTAGTAGCCTTTCTGATCGAACGCCATCACATCCTCACGATTGTTGCCCCGATACGGTAGTACTGAGTCTGTCGCGCCAGCCAGAATCCGTTGCGTAGGATCGGTGCATCGTCCACCAAATCCAAAATCACTGGTTGGTGCTTCCCCTCTTTGTATCGTAACACACGACCAACCGCTTGACGAACGTCGGCGTGCGGGGAAGCCAATACCAGCGAGTCCCAGTGCGGATAATCCGTTCCGCGACCCACCATCTTCAACGTCCCCAAAACCACCCTCTTGTTCGCGCCCATCTCCAAGAGCGCTGGTTTCATTCCTCCTACATACCACCCGATGTCCTGCGCAGGTATCAACTCCGAGAGATAGGTGAATAGTGTCTTCAGATGATCGGTCAAGTCACTTAGGACCAAGCAGGTCCGGCCATTCCTGTAAGCCGATACCACGAATTCCCGGATGATCGAGTTGCGTTCGATATCCTGCCCCATGTGCTTGAGCGCCTTGACCATACGCCCGGGGTTCAATGACATCGGACGTCGAACCCAACCCTCCTCCTCGTCTTTCTCCCAATCTATGGGAGGCTTCCACTTGGTGAACTTCTTCAGCACCACCGCCTTCATCGGTACCTGCAACCCCTTGAGGAGTACCGGACCGATGTGCATCTCGAATACGTTCTGCCTGCCATCCCACCGATCAGTTGTGGCACTCAGGCCCAAACGGTACTTCGCGGGAAACAGGGTGCAAACTTTGCTGAACCCCTCGGCCCCCAGCACATCGACCTCGTCGAAAACCACCATGCCGAAATAGCTGTAGAACTCCGGCGGGTACTTGTCCTCGATGATGAGACTCTGCAAGCTGGCAAGCACGAAACGCTTGCCTTTGTAATCGCAGACGCCTTGCTGCACGTGGCCCATGTGGTGCGCGGGAACACCCAACTGCTGGATCACCGCCTTGCGCCAATTCTCGTGTAGGTCGTTCTTGTTCGTGACGATCAGCGTCGCCTGTCCCAGCTTCCCAGCTATGGCGGCCCCGATGTAGGTCTTACCCGAGCCTGTGGGGGACTGGATGACGAAACCCGTCCTTTGCTCGAACAACTCCACACCGCGCTCTATCAACCACGCCTGCTCTTCCGTCCTCGGCGGCACGATGCAATTGATTGCACCTAACTGCCGTGTCGTTGTTCTGTCCTCTCCGCCCGGGCCAAGAAAGCCCCGGGGCACCATCAATAGGTCCCCGACCCGGTAGCACAGCGAGTACTGGTTCTTCCCCGTATCCTCGAAGGTCAGAGAAAGTTCCGCTTCCTTGCTGTACTTACAGGCCGTGACTGCACCTGTCCAGATCGGGGACGGCAACATCACATCATGTTGGCGAAGGGGTTGTCGCCTGTGGCCTGCGTCGCTTCGCCGGGGGTCTCGGGTTCGGACGCTGCTTCATTGGACGGGGTGTCCTCCGCCGTCTTCTTGGGCATCGAGAAGACAGGCTTCTTCTCCTGACCCGCAGCGGGGTTGAAACCCGCGCCGCCAGCCTTGGAGAAGGTCTGCGGGACCGGGGAACCCGAGACGCCGGAATTGCCGAAACCCATCTGGCGAAGCTGCTGTTCGTCGTAAACGGTGATCTCGTGCTCGTAGTCCGGCGGGAAGAAGTACTTTTCCAGCACCTTCTTACCGGACTTGTCCTTGACCTCGCGGACGAACATCTCTTGCAGGTCCTTGACGGGCGTGCTGCCGACGTAATCGAACGTGCTTCCCACGCGCGGGGCCTTGTCATCCTTGAGGCGGGTGACGTCCCACGTGGTGCCGGCAAGACCGCCGTACTTCACGGCATACTTGTTCAGCAACTCGAAGGTCGCGGGCTTGGCCACAAGCAAGCGCTTCTGGTCCTTGTAAACCTCGTTGCTGTTCTTGGCCTTGCGTTCGCGGTGGTCGATGATGGTGAACAGCGCCACGAGGCCGGCGCGCTCTCCCTGCTCGCACAGGGGGCACTTCTCGCCCTTCTCGGGGTTGGTCTGTTCGACGCAGACGAACTCGGTCCACTCGCCGCGATGCTTGACAGTGTGTTCGTAGAAACGTGGGGGGGCGAGGTAACCTTCGTCTTCGAGACTGCCATCCACGAAGGTGATGCGGCCTTCTTCGCCTTTGTCCAGCCAGAATCGGCGGAGCTTGCCCTGTTGGTCCTTGCGGGCTTCGGCGGCAACTGCTTCCTGCTCGGCGATGGCCTTGGAGGCCTTACCGGTTTTCATCCAATTGAAGCTCATGTGATGTTCCTCGTCGAGGTTGATAGTGGTCCTGTGACCACATTCCTAGTATAGCAGCTATTCTGCGAAGTTCAAGCTGGCATAAAAGTCTCGGCCAACCACAAATCCGGGGCATCTCCAGCGTCCTTGAAATACGCGGGGTGGTTCTCATCCATGGTTGGGTACTCGATCACCGCTACCCTGATACCCCGGCGCTGCAAATCGTGAATCAACCCCGACTCCTCTCTTGTTCCATACATCTTCTGACGCCCCGTGACATCGTTATCCAACATCAAAAGGACCTCTCGCTGCCCGTACACCTTCTTCATCTTGTACGGGGTGCTCTTAGCTGAAAGGATCGCCATGACCTTAGGCCAGAACGGGTGCGCCTTCATGGCGTCGAACTGCCCCTCGACAATCAGAAGGGGTCCGTCGAGGTTGAGTGCCCTCTCGTTAAACCAAACGAGGTGTGTATTACGGAAACCACGATAAGGGTAGTCGTAGTGTTGCAGCTTCGTCTTGTCTACTCCGACATACCTTCCACGAGCACCTGCCAACACCCCATCCACCGTTCTCACCGGGGCTACCAACATCTGCCGCTCCGGGTCCCACCGGAGGCCAAAATCATCGGCGGTTTCATCGCTTAACCGCCGAACTTCTCGAACGTAATCTCCGCGAAACCGCCAGTCTGCGTATTGAGACAACCACCACTCTGGCCATTCGTGGAACTCCTCGTAGGGGCTGGGAGTGAATTCCTCGTAAGGCGGGAGGACAGCGATTTTGCTTTCGTCCTCCAAAAACAGGCGGGCGGCCTTGAAGTCGTACTTGTGCGGGCCACCGGCGGTGTACATCTCCAACCGCCCGATAAGCTCTTCCAGTGTCCCGCTGGTGCAGACGAAACAGTTGAAGTGACTCTTCTCGCCCCCGACAGAAATACCGAAAGAAGGATGGGTGTCCCGTCCCTGAGCATGAGTAAAAGGCGCTAGAGGGCACGAACATTGTGCCCATTTCCCACCCGAATAGTTCACGTTATGGATGCCCAAGGCACCCATAAACGCTTTGAGTTGCTCGATCTTCACGAGGCGGTACTACGCGCGGCTGGGCGTCCTTAGTTTATCCCACTGCTCCGCGATCTGTTCTTTTAGCCGTGCCCACAGAACCGCATCTCCGTCCCTCAGGTATGGGAGAAGTAGCTCTTTT